TTGTTGTCCACCTTTGTTCCCCGGGGGCACCTGTAGCTCCGGAAGTGATACCCCCGTGTCCTGCCTGAAGTACTATTTGTTTCATTTCTTAACCTCCAGTTTCTTGCCATCATCTCGAACCGACTCAAGACGAAACGCACGAATAGAGATAAACAACGGAATTAAAAAAATGGGTAGTGCTGTAGTAAGGTAAACGTGCGCCTTTGCATTTGTCATAAGTGCGAACGGTATAAAGGATTGGTATATCATATCTAAACCTAGGAAAAGAAAGAAATAAGATAGTATGGAAATAATCTTAGTCGGTTTAAACTTAAAATACCCGTAGCGGTATAAGAAAAACGTTGCTAAGGATTCTACACCAACTAGCAGAAAAATAGGGATACGAAGAAGAGTTGTGTAGTACAAAATAGTTGGAAGCATGTTATTTACCCAAAAAGGGCAAGAACTCCAATACCCTCCCTGCGCCCGCCAGTACGATTAGGGCTGATACTACGGCCACGATCACCCACTGCAATATTGATACAACGGACTTATTGGAAGAAATTAAGTTCTTTATAGCCATATAATTGTCCCCCTCTTTTGTTGCGTGCAGAACATTAAAATCGTTAATATTTTGGAGGGCATTTTTTACCCCCTCAAAGGCCTGTATATTTCGTTCTTGTTGGTCTAGTATTATTTTAAACAATTCGTCTTTATTATTCATTTATAGAAACCCAAAGAAACCGCCACCGGGATTGTGTATAAGTATTACCTCGGCTTGAGTCAGTGCCCTACTAAAGATAGCTACATCGTCGACATTACCGTTGAAATAATAGGTCGCGGAGGAACCCCGTCCAATAATCCTCGCACCCGCACTTGTTCCCATATTTCCTGTCGTATTTTGTGACGCAACTAGAATGCTGTTCACATAAATCTTTTCCTGCGATCCATTATAGGTATAAATAACAGAGTTATAAAAATTAGAAATTACAACACCGGCAGAACTCGCAAAGGAGCCATCTACGCCGTTAATATTAAATTGAGCTAAAACACTCCCGTTATCGTTTATGAGCAAACGACTTCTCGTGGCGTCTCTTTGATCGTGCCAAAGCCCTCCATAACCCCCCCCATGTGCCCCCAACGGCATGCAGTGCGCAACAAAGGAGAAACCGTTTGTGAAATTCGGCACTGCTGTACCGACAGAAATGAAACTAGAAGTTCCGTTAAAACCGGCGCCCTGGTTGAACTTGCCTTTTACCGCACCGTAGGTAATGCCTGTGTCGGTACCGTTGTTTGATCCCTTGCTGTCATTGCTATTGCCTTCCATTTTCCAATAGGAAACGATGTTTGCGTCATTGAATAAAGGAAGGTTTACCAATTCCGCCATTTATATGCTCCCAATACAATCCCAAACAGTGTTCGCGTTATTACGTTGAAATAGTACGCGCAACATAGTAGACACTGTGGTGGTAGCCGGCAGAGCCACTGTAGTTGCGGAAAAAGATGCGCCCCATGTTATGGCCCGCGCCGTACCGTTGTCCGTTATCTGAACTTCGATCATGTCCCCAGCGACCGGTGTTCCCGTTAGATTTGTTGTCATAGAAGTTATAGCCTGGGCGAGTCCCGTTATCTGGAAAATATCCCCGCTGTCTGTATTTATAGTAGGTGTGGCACTTTGGGTAGTTACCACAACACGTTTGGATATACGTTTGTTGGTAAATGTTTGTGTGTGGTCTTTAAATACAAATTCGTCATTTCCTGTCAAAAGTGGTAACGCTACTGTTCTATCAGCGGCAAGTTCGCAGACAGAAAGTATGTATTGATGATCCGAGGAAGTATCGTTAATTTGAGGAAGTGTTAATACAGAGCCGGATTTATGCGTTCCATCTTGATTGTGCGCGACAAGTAACCCATCTATCAGATCATTCCACCCAACGTTAGTTATCAGTATTTCGACCACAGCGCCTGCTAAATGTGCCTGCGCGGTTCCCTCTGCGCCGCGTGTGGCAGTCACGAGGTTAGAACCACTAACTACACCCACAACAGTTTCCTCAAGTGACGGAGTTTTAGTTCCCGCAGAATCCACACGGTCGATTACTGCAACCACTGCGGTGTCGGTGGGAAGCCCTGTAGCCGAGGAGAGTGGGATGGTAGTAACTACTGCGTCCGAGACCCCTCCCGAGCCTATCTGTCCAACCCATTTCCTAGCTCCTTTTTTAAATAAATCCGTTGAGCTTGCAGCTATTTTACTATCCTCTTTTCCGCGTTTAATTTATTATGACCCCAGCCCCTAACGCCCGACGGCACGGGTCTACCAAAAGTAATTCCATAGTGGCACTTAGCGCACAATGTTCTACAGTTGTCCATATTGAATCGTAACTCGACATATTCCGACCAAGACTGAATATGATCGACTTGCAAATCAACACCTCGCGCCCCGCACATCTGGCATGTGTAGTCGTCTCGTTCGAACACCCCTCTTTGTATAGTTCTCTGAAACCTAACCCTTTCGAGCCTGTCTTTAGATTGTATCCCGCCCCTCCGCGCCGGATTCTTTTCCCCCGCTAACTTTCCCCTCAAACTTTGGCTAAGTTTCCTTTTTGTTTCCTCGGACATGCGCTTTCCTTTATTCCACGGTATGTGTCCCAACGCACTCTTATTGCCGATATTATCGCCTTTCTTAAACCTTGTTCTCCCGGTGTTCTTACACCCTTCGGGTACAGATGTTCTTCCAACTGCTTTCTGTGCGATACTTAGGTTCCTCAACCCTTGCGGCGTTCTTTTATAAATTCCCTTAGGCATAGTAAACAAAAAAAAGACCAATCACCCCAAGGTTCTTGGTCTGTCTAACCGCTCATGTTAGCAAAGATATTGTAATTTTATAACCTCCGTACATAATTGTCAATTTTACGTCCAACTAGATGGCAGTCTACGTCTAACCAAAGTGCCCTTAGATTGAAGAGATAGTATGGTAAAATCCGTGTCCGCCGTGCTGGAAGAAACCTTGTACTGAATGTTGTACACCTTAGCTCTTTTTCTGATAGCCTTTTTAGTTGTGGCCTGTGTAAATGTCGATGGTGCGTCCACAAGAATTATTGCCCAACTCCCCGCCCCCCCCGAAGTGTTTGTCTGCGTTTCAGAGAAATGATTCTCACCAAATAAATCGGTACCAATACCTGTGTTAGATCCAAAATCGGTTATGGTCGCTGTAGCGATTGTACTGAAACTGTTGGACTTGCCAATTCCCAATACTTGAAAGTTTATAGCTCCGCGCGGGTTTCCAAGCTCCAGAACAGTCTCTTTTAGATTCAAAATATCGGTTTTTACCTTGGACACCGGGATAAGCGGAGATAAATATGTTTGTGTAAAAGCAGCTCCAAAATCGTTAAGTATGTTTTCTGAGATCTCTACCAATCGAGTTCCGGTCGTGGGAATACACAAAAACTTCGTATCCTTCGATACTGTAGTATATTCAAGGAACTGTTTAACACCAAACGACCAATCAACCGACCAGTTTGCTCTTTCGTCGTCCCACACGATAACCCGGTCATTCCCTGAACTCGATGTGGGAACCGATATAAAAACCTTAGCATCGTAATAATACGAACAAACAGTGTTCATTTTAGCTCCAGACAAGCTCCTCCAGTAGGGACGAATGTTTTGAGACTTTTCATTTGTTCGCAGGATACCGTAATAATTCTTTTCGCTACCTAAATCAAACCAACCCTTCCTGTTTGGGAAGGCTAGATTATTCGGGGTAGCAACAACCCCCAGTGCTGACTCAGTACCAAACGACCCCACCACCTTTGTTGCGGACGGCACCGAAAAAGATGTACTCCCAACAGTAGCACTTGTGATGGTTATCTGCCAGACGGCTCCCCTGCCGTCGGGAGTTCTCGATAAAACCGTGGCTCTACCCTCACCGGTACCACTCTGGTAGTGTTTTACTGCAACAGGAATCTCGCGCCCACCCTTTTCCAGATTAATCCAACCGCCGCCATAAAAATCAGAGAAGTTTCCAATAAAAGAACCCGTCCCCGAGAAATATACCTTGTACATGTCCGCTGTGTTGTTGGTTGCCCAAACTCTATTACCCGACAGAACCATGGAGATAAATTTTGGTGCTCCGGTAGTATTGGCATCAGGAACCTCTATATAAACATTCAGGTCGTTTGTGCCGTCATCGGTAAAGTTTGTTACATCGCTGTTCCCTAGGAGTACCTCATAACCGGATTGATCTGAGAGATATATCTGATATCGGGTAGCGCCAGATGACGCCGTCCAAGACCATGTTAATTTATCCGTTCCCGCGACCCAACTATCTCTGGTCTTATTGACCGTGATCGAGGCTTCGGTAGATCCCACAGTTTCACCCACGCTGTTAAGCGCAGTAACCTGAGCGTAATATGTATAAATACCGCTAGTAAGCCCCGAGGCGACCCGAGATGCTGTCAGATTGGTTGGGGCTGATATTTCTGTGTACGTGGTTAAAACCGACCCATCATACCTGGTCAGTGAGTCCGTTCCGTTGGCAATATACAAATATCCGGCGATTTGCATGAAGTAACACTGTATTCCTGCGGTAAAACTTGCGCCCGTTATTGCGGTGAGAGTCCCCCCATCAGTAGATTTATAAGCAGTGCCGTTACTGATAGTAATTAGTTCCGTGGTTCCGTCGGATTTCACATACTCGGCCGCACCATCGATTGTTGCGGGGTGGGATGCACCGTAGTAATTTCTACCCCAGCGTGTTTTCCACAAACCGTCCTGTACCTGCATGAGGTTGGTGCTTTGAACCGCAAATTTCGGACTCATTCGCGCCTCCTGCACCAAAGAGGAGTTACCCCCGGAAAAATCATCGATTCCGATGGTTATTTCTTTTTGTCCGCCGTTTCCACGACCTGTAAAACGCATTTAAACACCAAACCCGTCATCTGCGGGACTAAATTCTGTACTGTCCTGCAACCATGCGGGAGCGACGTTCCGCGTTCGCATGCCCTCTAGTTTCTGCGTAGCTATTCCAAGGGCAGATGTATCCCCCTCGTCTTTTTTAAGCTCTGATAGAACATAATAAACTGCGAACATGGGGTCGGCCATCTCAAACACGGATGCCCCTGCGGTTAGTTTGGTAGCGTTCTTGTAGTAATTATAGGAAATAGTGTAATTTGCGGGAAAAGTGCTAGAAAGATTCGGATTAAATTCCAGGGTTGGCGAACCGTCTAGGAGGAAATAGCACCAGTGGGATGTATCATTCTCCAAAGTCTGTGCCTTTTCTTGGGATATTACCTTATATGCGACTTTATTCGTCCCAGAACCCAGCCACACATAACCACTAGCAGGAAACTTAAAATCTGTTGGGCACGCATAAGACGTATCTTCCGCGGACGTAGTTTTATCCCCCGTCGCAGCATCGGCCAACTTAACAAACAACTCCTTCCACAACACACCCTCCTCGTTTTCCCAGATATTGACGGCAACATTCAAGAGTGACAACCAAACAGTAAAATCCTCATCTCCGGATGATGGTGCCGATGAGTCAGATTCATAAAGACTGTTTATATATGTAATTGCGTCAGAGACGGTATCAATGACTTTTGCCAATTTAACAAACCATCCTTTCTACTTGTGTCCTTGTTCCACGGGCTGTTGCCCTTCTGGAAAGCACTTTTAGGCACAAGACCTGTTTTTATCCCCTTATTCCACGGAACGTGACCTTTTTTGCACATATAAATAAAAAAAGACGAGCCTTGTGCCCGTCTGACCTACCATCCTTGTAGGTAAAGATTAGATAAATTATATATTTTTAAACAAGCTTTGTCAAACCACCCGCCAACGTATTAATAAATTTAACAGGTTTGGGCTGTGCGTACTTTTTGACCTTAAACCCCAGTGATTTTTTAACACCGCGCGTCTTTATCACAGCTGACTTCGGTTTTCTGAATTTTATAGACCTTATCTTTCTGGCTTTGTTTATTTTAATATTGCTGATACGTCTTTTAACCTTGCCCATAGATATCTTGACGCTTTTCTTCCCCGACACAAGTTTCATTTTGGCTAGTTTAGCTAATTCTTTTCCGGCTTGTTCTTCCGTCACCTGTCCGAGTTCGTAAAGTTTATAAACATCGTTTGCGCGCTTGGTTATCTTCCCGTTATATTGAGATTTGGCTTTCCTGTCTAGCTCAGTAATTCCTGTAAGTTTGGGTGGGGTTAGGTCGGGATTTAGGTTTATGGATTTGACCTCACCACTGCTATTGTCGTAGTAAATATATTTTTCACCCGTGTTTTGTGCCTGACCACCCTCCCTTACAGCCTCGCGTACCTTTGTTTCTTCTGCATTTTTAACCCTTGTTTCCATTATCTCGTTATAGGTAGACTCCTTGTCGGAAGAACCCCTAACTACCTCGGATTGCTTCTCGCTTAAAGGGCGCTTGTTACCCTTGAAGTACTCTTGCGCTTCGGGGACTGAGTACTTACCAAATACACCGGCTTGGG